TAAAAATAACCTCAACAGCATCGGTGCGAGTCCTTACAGTGGGCCATGATTGCCCCTCCTGTAATTGAATCGTTCCCCATGTTGCAGTCGTATCTACTATATAGTTTGCGCTTGAAAAAGTTTGTTGATTATTAGATGTATCATAATATTTTACACTTGTAACCGTTGCCAATGGTGCATAATCTAAAAGAATCATATTACCAAATCCGGGCATGGTTGCTGTCCTGGTCTGAGTTATAATAGCCTTATTTAGTTTTCTTTCTACTAAATTATAGGCAAGAGGAACCAACTTGGCTATCCTCCTATCCTCGGTAACATCATCTGATTTATTCAGAGCATCACGGGCATGCTGCATAGTGATTAATGCAGTGCCCGCAATACCTAGAATCAATGTAGATGTTGGGGCTGTTGTCAATATAGAAACAGCAGGGTAACTCATTTAAGAATAACCCTTTTCCTTCGTTCTTTATCTTTCACTACCCACTTTTTAGCTATAAATTCCTTTGCAAGATCTTCAGGAATTTGATAGCATTGATCAGCCTCTAAAGTGAAGCCAATCTTTGGGCCTCCTACAAAGGGTCTGGAATTAACTGTTACCCAAACCATTTTAATCGGTTTAATTGCCATTTTATGTAATTAATATATTGTTTACAAATGCAAAACTTTCTCCGTTCAGTGTTCCACCGTTTACGTATAGATTGCTGTGCAGGACGGTAGTAGCAGTACCTGCTAATAGATAAGGATTTTCAAGGATATCTATGCCACCCCAAAATGCCACTATCAAATCAGCAAAATTGCCAAAGAACATATAAGCCTTATCATTGTCAGAAGAATAATCATCCAGGATATTATTACTAATAAATGTAGGATAACCGTTTATGGTTTTCCCACCTGGTTCCAGGATGATATTATCTGAACTTGTACCCGTATTTTTAAAAGTTGTTTTGGTTTGTGAAGCAACCTTAGAAGGATAGCAATACGCTAAATTTCCTTTCAATGCGTTTGCCACACCAACCTGGGTTTCAAGATTTACAATCATGTCCCAAGTAAGCACTGCCTCGCCTGGATTAAATGTAGAACTGTAATCCGTCACCCCTGTCTCAGAATCTATTCCCGTCGGACCGTTTACCGCTCCATGAAATAATGCTGCGTCAAGCGTGGACCCGATATACTGAGCAAGCTGGCCTCTCCAGAACGAGTTTTGATTAAAGGCACTCTGCTTGAGCATTTGCCATGAAATAGGAATCCTTCCGCCTAGTCGTGAAGGAGAAAGGGAAAAGTTTGTAAAACTACCTGTTGCATCGGCATCTGGGTCCGTTTCACCTTCCCATGCCATAGTAAGTGAGCTACCTTTAGCTATCTGTAAATCACCAACCTGATTAGGCATTATGGTAGCACCCGCTTCCATAGCTGCATTTGTAACACTCAATGCAGGAGTAACCCCTAGAATAGTAGTCTGAACTACGTCTGTCCCTTCTGTTCCTACATCAATGGTTGCTTTTGTGTCAAGTTTGCCGTTTTCAAGTCTGGGGTCATAAGGACCATACTTGATAAAACTTCCTGGTATGGTTGCCAAAATATTCTTGCTTTTATAGCACTCCCTGCTAGTAATTCCGCTTTCTTCTTTTTCAGAATCTGCAATAGATTGTACTTCTAATTCCAGCCCTGTTTGTTTACCAGTATCGCTTGTTTCAAGAATTGATTTGGCAAAATTAACATCTGCCGCCATTATAGTTTTCTCTTTCAGGTCGCTGATACTGGATCCGGTTCCTACTACTGCGCTTATAACAAGATTCCTATCCTCTTGTGCCTTTACCCTCTTCAATTCTTTTGCAAGAATGTCCAGCGGATCATTTAATGCATTGTATTCTTCATCGGTATAACTATCTTTTTCTAATAGCTCCTCAAATTTTACATTCAAGTCATTAAATTCTTCTTGAATCTCTTTACTATTTTTCATAAATTCATCTCCCTTTGCCTTTTTATGGCTTTTCGTTTTCTAAGTTTATATAATTCCTCAATCTTATCGTTTTCCAAATCTTCAATATCATCTTCCTCGATTATTGTTAATGTATCCACCTCCCAGTCTCCGGTAGTTTTCATTGTATCGCCAAATATTTGTAAGGTTTCAGCAACCGTTTTAAAGGTTTCGCTAACATCTTTTACCTCTTTCTTTAATAGTGAACGTCCTTCAATTTCTTTTTTTAGACTTTGGATTTCGGCATTTTTTGACATTACTAATGCTTCTGCATTCATTGGTAAATTCACACAGCTAACTTCCATCAACTCTAGTTCGCCATATTGATACAAAGAATCTTCATCAGGATTTTTAACATTCTTGCCGTCGGAATCCACATATTTACCTTCTGTATCTTCCGTAAAACCTACGCTAACTGCACTTAAAAACCCAGATTCAACTTTAGCTTTTACCTTTAATGCTACTTCATTTCTGGATCCGCTGTCTGATGTAGAATCATCAAATTTTACATCTAGTTGTAGATTCCCATCACCATTTATAAAAGCATGGCCCTTACCTATTACACTATCTGGGTGATCTTCACCGAAAAAACTACCCCAGACATTATGCATATATCCTATAATGGGGTTTTTATTAAAGTTGTCTAACTTCCAATTTTCTTGAGGAACAGTAGTTGCACCCCTGTCTGCCATTGGAGTTGATGCAATAAAAGAAGCATCATAATCATCTGATGTTTTTTCTGCTTTTAAGGCATTTGTGAACTTATTCATTGTCTTTTTCCTTATCTAAATCCTTTATAAATACCATACCACCATTTACCATTGGCTTTTCTCCTAGTCCTTCTGGTAATGGATTCATATTTAAATCCCTTCTCGCTTCATCCTGAACCAAAACACCATTTGAAATATACCTGGCGTGTACATCGGCCTGTGTCAATGGGTCAAACTTTAATAGCTTCTTGTAATCAAATTCAATTTCAAACCCTTCATTTATTTCCTTTCGGGTAAATAATTTATCTGCATATTCAGCCTCGATGGATTCTGTAATTGGCTGAAGTGAATCCCTTGCAAATGATTGCTCTACAACAGCTAGGTTATTATAAGTACCTCTGGATAATTCTTTTAGTTTATGGAGTGGTACGTTTAAAACCCTGGCCCCATTTTGAACAGCGTGGGTCTTGGATTCTATATATTGGTTTTGGTCGTTTGAATGTGCTGTATTTGATAAGGTCCACCCAGGTTGGAATACCTTAGTCCCTCCAGAATTTTTACCTTGGTGATTAATATAGTCGTCTCTGATTTCTTTTAGCTGATCTACACTTAACTTACCAAGCGAAACATCTTGTAGAATTACATTAGCTGGCTTTGCACCATTATCAAGGAATGCCTGGCCGAATGTATTTAATGCTAATTCCCATTTAAAAATATCTCCTGCTCTCTCTGATAGCTTTTCACCACCATGAATCCCTCCGCCAAATCCTTTTACATGGATGATTTTAAAACTTTGAAACGGCTTTTCAAAACCCTCTATTTCATAGGTCATAAGCGGTTTCCCAACCTCTCCGCGACCTGTTTTAATCTTAACCAAGTTTGGGTGAATCATTTCTAATTCAAGCTCAGTCCCTTTGTCGTGTACAACAGCGTAATGATTACCCCAGTATTCTAAATGATAGACAACCGTCTGAAACCACTTATTTCTGGTAGTATAAGAGTTGGGCTTCTTATTTAACTTGTATTGTAAAAAATGATTTGGTTGTTTTTCCCTTACTCCATTAGTGGTCTTATATACAAAAATCTCCATAATGGAGATAGGAAGGGATTTTGCAATTATGCCAGCTTGTACTGTTGCTAACTTCTTAAGGGTATTATCATTTGCTCCCGTTGAAGAAGCATTTTCATTAAAAGGTATAATTTTACCATTAACATCTACTGAAAATCCTTTTAGAAAAGACTCTCGCGGGAGGAGTTTAAATCCTAAAATGTCACGAGCTGAGTCTTTTTTATCTAAAAACTCAATGATAGAGCAGCATCTCTCATTTACAAAATCTGCAACTGACAAAAATAGTCTCCCTTTATATTTTCAATGTAAAAATATAAATAAAAACAATAACTTTTTAAATTATTTTTTCAGACCTTAATATCATACATAGGTAGGAAGTTATATTGGTCCTGGTCTGCTCTGTCTGTTTGGCATTCAAACAAGGCTAAACTAATAGCTATAAGACCCGCTATTTTCTTTTCATTTCCGGATAAAACAAATTTAACCTCCTCGGATTCATTTATTTTAAGTTCTACATTATCCTGCATCCAGGTAAGAACCTCCCCACCATCATGTTTAAAATTATTTGTATCAATTAATGATTTCATTTCTTTAATAGCAGGAGATAATTTGTATGTTTTAGAACTAGATTTTCGATATTCAAAGTTTATAGATCCGGCCATACTTCCCAAAGTTAATTCAAAGTCCTTTTCATATCCAAGTGCCTTGATATTAAACATCTGTTGCCACTCAATAATCTGATCTTTTACCGGACCCGCTTCCATAAGGTTTCCACTAATAAAAGTTATTAGGCCCAAACTCCTCCATCTTTCAAAAGGAATATTAAACAACGATTCCATATCTTTTGCCGATTCTTCAGGTATCCAAAACTTTAAAAATGATGCTGATTGATCTGGGAAATAAATAGCGAGTGCTGTTATATCCAGGGTATTAGTAAAACTAATTCCAATATATGCCTCCTCCCCTTTGTAATCTTCAATCTCCATTTCATTCTGACATAGCTTCCATGCTCTTGTAGTCCAGGGACGGGTAACAGATTCGGTCCACATCCCAAGCCTCAAACGTCTATAAATATTTTCCTCATGGTAGTCATTAAATGCTGCTGTTAGTTGTGCCTCAAGGTCATCCCTTAAAGATTCCGAGTAATCATATAGTGGATTGGCATCACGGATAATAGCCATTATTTTCTTTTTATCCTTTACCAAATCCATCTCAAAAATGTTCTTATCGGTCCCAAAGACTGCTCCCCAAAATCTATCATCTTCAAGTACTCCCTTATTAATCTGAATGGTTCTATCATATAAATAATAAGCAATTGTTTGTTTATCATGGCCGGGAGTACTTATGCTTACTCCCATTGTATTTAACCGTTTACCCATTCCGCTGGATAAAGTGTCATAAAGGTCACGTTTCTTGGCCACCCAAATTTCATCATAAGTCCACATGAACGCCTTTAGGCCGTGTTTTGTATCACTTTTGGAGGTAATTTTTTCAATAAATCCTTTTCCACAATCAGGACTATCGTAGGTGAGCCTTGTATTATATGACTGGGATTTTATGAGCTCCTTTAGTTCAGGAGATTGTCGAACCATCGCCCTCACTGTTTCAAATAATATACCCGCCTGATCATCTGACCCCGCACAATTATAAATATGTTTGTTAAACTCCCCCTCATTGAAAAGCATAGCCAACTCTATTGCTGCCAGCAAAGTAGTCTTTGCATTACCCCTGGGCATCTGGAAATATGCCTCTCTAATTAATCTTTTCCTGCAAGTATCATCCAGGAATAATCCGAATGTTGGTTTTAAAATATCCTCTTTTTGAAATGGGGCAAGTATAAGCGGCTCCCCTGCCTGTGGCCCTTCTGTATGGGTACAGAACTGCTCAATGAAATTAACCTTTTCCCTAAAGTGTTCTTCAGAATAATAGTATTTATTAGCTAAATATTTGAATCTATCTTTTAGCATATATCAATACAACAAATTGGTATTATTGAACCTACTTTTATCTCATCTGTCCCCCCTAATACTTCATAGGTATCATACATCTTTTTGCCTGCTCTCTCAATTACACATTCAATGCATGAGCAATAATCAATATATCCACCAAGACAAGACTTATATGGGTATTCTCTTACTTCAATTTCTTTACCTTCTTTACCTTCAAACCAATGATTTTTCCATCCTTTGGTATCTTTAATAATAGCTTTCATTTAAACTGCATTATCAAAATATTGTATCCTATGACCATGTAAAATAAAACACCCTGAAAAGATAGTACGAGGAACCGTTCTTATATTTAAATCTTTATATAAGTTATATTCATTCCTTTGTTTCCATGCTACATAATTAAAACTAAGTTGGTCCCTCTTTGAGTGCTTTTCAACTTCCTTCCACCATGCGTTGCAAAGTTTATCTACCTTTTTATTTCTTCTCCGCATAAGTAATCCTGTTTGAATTAACCCTGCGTGTTCTGGAAAACGGTCTTTTGCATAAGCACCTATCTGATTATAAACAATATCAATTTTATCTTTGCCCATAGATATTACTGCATCGGCTTCCCTGTAAATACAATCCCGGCCCCGGTGTTGCAGCAAAGTAAAATCCTCTTCCCACTGATACGCAAATGTGTAAACACTGGCTTTAATTTCTATTGAGGCATCTATATAAACAGTATGGTTATCTTCAATATCCTGGTAACCTAGTATTTTCAATAATTATGATTTGCTAAAAGATCCCAGGGTTGTAGATCCTAATGTAAAATATATCTGTTATTCAAATACTTTCCAAGAATCTGATATATGGGAATATCGCCACGTAGAACTAGACAGGGTTAAGGATCAGCGGCGTTTGAAAATACTAGGTTACCAGGATATTGAAGATAACCATACTGTTTATA